AACGCAAGGGCCTTACGTACAACGTACTTCGGCAGCGGCTGAGCAAACTGCACTGGCCCATCGAAAGGGCGCTTTGCGAGCCGATGCACGAATTTCGATTTCAAGTCGGACATGGCTGACCCTTCCAGCAAGCGAAGCTTGAACTGCCCGTAGGTCATCAGTTCACCCGCTCTACCAGCAGGCTAAGCAACTGAATGGCATTGCCGGGTGTGGCTACGTTCCAGTTGGTTTGAATCGTCAGAGTTTGAGGAGAGGCCACGGTTACTGTAGCCGGCATGGGGATCGCGTTGCGCGTCAACGCAGTGGTGCCGCCTGGAAAATTGAAGCTAAGGGCATTGGCGATAACGGTGGTAGCGCTCGCGCCTGTGATCACCCAGGACGCACTCCATCCCGATTTGGTCATCGAGACGGTGACCGTAGGGGCAAAGTTCGCGTATAGGTTCGCCGCGCCAATGCTTAAAACCACGCCATTGAACATGGCGGGAGGCGAGGAGCTGGTCCATTGGTTGAATTGGGCGGTAACTCGCAGCGTGACGCCCTGCGCCCAGTAGTTGGCAGGGATCGTATAGAGCGTATTGAATGCGACCAGCGTGGCGCCGCCGGGACTATCAGCAGCGTTATTGCAGGTGATGCCGGAAATTGTGTCCGCGCCCTTTGCACAGAGCGTATCGGAGGCGGGGGTCGTAGCCGAGAGGGCATTTCCCGCCAGCGCATTGCCGGCGCCCGAAGGTCCCCAACACCGGCTAGCCAAGTTCCACACGAGTGCCGAGCCGCTGACGGGTGTCAGGGGATTGCACAAGTTCTGGTTGCGGAGTCTGGTAGCGTTTGAGCTGATCTGCGCACCGGCCGGAATCGTCAAGAGCACGAACAGTACAAGCCATCTGTAGAGTTTGATAGTCATCGGGATCAGTCCAAGCTGTAGAATTTTCGGCTGACGAGCGTTAGGATGCGATCTGCGCTCTGATTGACGGCCGCCGCGGTGAGTCCGGAGCGTACTTTGATCATGTCCACCCCGCCAAACATGGATGGATCGATTGAGATTCGCTGTCCTGCTACGGCGCCAACGGTTGGAATATTGATTTCCTGTCCGCCGTCGTCGAACATGTCTTTCCAGGTCGTCCCGTTGTCGTCTGATGCCTGAAAGCTGAGCGCGGCTGCCGTCCATGCCGCCGGCATGAGAATGGCACAGAGCACCTTATCCCCCAGCGCAATGGCGCCTGAGAGGGAGGCGCCGCTTGCGATGGTGATGGACGCTACCGATTTGTTGCGCGCCATTTAGAGCACCGTTACCGCGCCAACGATTGGCGAAATGGTGAACGTGATGTCATAGGGCGTTGTCTCGGTGAGAGAGCCCGTGGGTTGCACCTTAACGGTGAGCTTGTTAGTGCCCGCTACGATCGTCCACGCCAGCGTGAGGGTGCCCGCTGAAACGGTCTTCGCCTGGTTCGCCGCTACTTCCGTGATGGCGCCGGTGATGGTGGCCGCCTTGTTCACACCGGAATAGGTGACGAATCCGGAGAGCGCCTGAAAGTCCGTGCCGTCTGATGCACGCACCACATAGTGGAGATTGCCGCCCACCATTGCCGAGAGAGGTACCGCCACATCTACCAGTGAGGTGGCCGAGGCGTCCGTGATCGTCTTGGCGGTCGCATTGACGGCGCCGCGGCCGGTGGCGTCGAGCTTGTACAGTACGGCGCCGGTCGAGTCCTGCAACTGCATGAGGTCGGCCGTCTGCCCGGGGGGCGCCTGGATTACAAACATCGGTTGCGCCAGGTAGTCGCCTTGCCCTGTGGCGTCTGCCCGATGGGGCATCAGTTTGATAAGAAGTCGGGAAAAGCGGGTTGCTACTCGTCCATACGCGCGGTTGTTCAGTGCCATTCGATTTGTCCTCTGCTGGCCCGGTGGGGCTCAGGATAGTGCGGTTGATGTTGGTTGGAAAAGTTGGGGGGCGGGTTGCCCCCCGGTGAGGTTTGCTAACGGTGAGGCTTTTAATTATGCCCCGGGCGAGCCGTACACGCCCTGCCAGTCGTAAAACCCGAACGTGGCCCTGTAACGCATGTAGACAAAGCCAGTTTCGTTCTTTTCAACGTAGTCGGATTTGGTGTAGGGCGCCTTACGATCGAGCCACAGCAGGCCGGTATCGTCGGGAGGTGCGATCAGGAACCACGCGTCAGGGTCGGTCAAATATGCCCAGGTAAGGGGATTGATGACGCCACCCTGCTCGGAGTACTTGAACGCATTGACGGCATTGTTCGCCGTATCACTGCGCAATTGAGACTTCAGGATTTCCGCCACGTTCCAGCGGTTCGCGCTCGCGGTAAGCACGCGCGGGGTGCCGGTCATCTGCAGGAAGCCTTCCGGAGACTTGATGAGTTCCCAGTCGGTGAGTCCTTGCTCGAGCGATGCGACATCGAGATCGGCCGCAACTGCCAGCATGTTTGCTTGCGAGCCGCCCGATTTGATGAGCGGATGGTCGGAAGCGATGAGCGCCTTACCATCGGGGCCCGGGAAGTTGGTCCCGTCGAATGCGTTGTTAAAAATACTGGCCGCCTGGATTTCGCGCGCCTGGAAAATGGAGTTCGAGAGAGCGACCGAACGGCGGGAGATGATGCCCACCTTGTCATCCTCGACTAACTCCTGGCTGGCTGCGATACCCAGGCCGTATTTCGCGGGCTTGAACGTCTTGTTATACCCCTGGATGAAGTCGTCCGTCGGGGTGTCTTCGGTTTCGCCTACCAGCGTGGGCAGTCCGACGCCGGCCATTTGAGAGAACTGCTCGATTGAGCGCGTGGTGGTGTCTTTGCGCATCACCTCGCCAATCATGGATTTCTTCGCTTGGAAGTTTTTCCAGATTTTGGCGTTGAGCGCCGGGAGCATCGTCTCGAAGAAGAAGTCGCTAAATTGTCCTCTGATATTCATGACTAGATGCCCGCCTTCTGATCGCTTTCGACCAAGTTGTTAAACGTGACGAAGACGCGGGCATACTGGCCGAGGGCGTTATCGGGTGACTGGTAGAGGCCGCGGACTTTGCAATCCAGGGTGTTGGTTGCCGCCAAGCTGGTTTCCGAGATGGAATGCTTGGAGCTTTTGAGCGAGGCGTTGCCGGCAGTGAGCACGATATTCGCGCATTTCTGCAAGCTGGCTGCTACGAGGAACGTGGCGCCTGAACCGTCGCCCTGTACCAGGAAGACTGCATCTTTCGCCAGAACGATGGTGTGGTCCGTCGCGGTGGAGGCCGCGCCGTATTGGATGTTCACGCCGAGCACAGGGGTTGTGCCCGGGGTGATTGCCGCATCGATCGCAAGCGTGGGCTTGGTGCCCGCGGCTGCGTGCGTGACGGCATCGTTAACGAATAACGCCGTGCCATAACCGACTAATTTGTGGGCCGGTACGAGAGAGCCAGAAGCCCCTGATACCGTGCGCCCAGTGGGTCGGAAGCCAAACGGCGTGTTGCTATTTGCCATGTGAAAACACTCCTAGAGTTGGGTTTGTTGCCTCATGGAGCGAAGACAATGGCAGGTGAGGTATACCGCTTCCGGGTGCCCTTGCGGGACGGTTGGATGGAAGCGCCTGCTTCGCGTGGTCGAGTACTGCTGATGACGAGGTGAGGGTAGCCGTAAGCTACTTTCTAACCGCCTTCCCGAGCCGTCGCCCGAGTTGGCCCCTCCTACTTAATCTGCGTGGCGTGTCCGAAAAACCACGAACGGCGACTCAATATGAATCGTCGGGAATCGAACCCGAGTCTCGCCACTAGTGCTAATCTTACTGATCGGATACGGCGGTCGCTCCGCCTTCTTTTTTGTACTTCTCCCCGATCTGGTTCAAAAGCTGGTTGCCGCGTTGCGCATAGAACTTGGTGCGCGCCACGGCTTTCTCTTCCGGCATCTGGCCGAGGACCATGCCGCGTACTTTCACGGGTTCACCGTGCCGCGGGTCGTTCTCCGGATATTTCACGACCTCATACTCTCCGGTACCGCCGCCATCTTTGGCCTTTGCCGCGGAGAGGAAGCGGGGCCGCATGCCAGGTGTGGCGTAGCGGTCGGCTGCTTCCTTGAACTGGTCGCGGGCTTCATAGAGGGACTTGCCGCGTTCGCGTACATCGTCGCGCCGTTCATCGAGGGCTTTCGAGTCCGCATCACGTCCGAGGGTGACGCCTGAAGGTTCGCGCACGTTGGGCCGGGAGTTGCGCTCGAGCATTCCTTCGTCGGTTGCGTACCAGTCGAGGGCTGCAATTACATTGCCCGGCAGGTTGAGGTCTGCCACCAGCACGCCGTTAATATGCGCCTGGAGAATGCGAGTCTCGCCGGTGGGTAGTTCCTCCATGCTGATATTCAGCGGAGTATCGGGGATGCCGGCCGCTTCCTGCCGTGCGCGTTTCTCTTCGTTCTTCATGCACTTCTCCGTGTGGTCCTGGTCGCGCCCACTTCTTTAC